CTGATGATGTGGATTTCAGCTGCATCTTTCGATGCTTTCCATCCGTTATGGCTTTTCAATTGGTTCATGATTTAAGTTTTCACACATCCATTGACAAGTTAATTTGTCTAAAATTGCTTCATCATGACATTTTGGAAAAATAAAAGCATCAAGTTCTTTATCATAAAACATACCAACTCCAGCGTAATTTTTTCTAAATGTAGAATTATATGAAGTTTGTTTCCAGTTTATTTCGACACCATATAAAGCGCTTAGAAAAGCAATTCCAGATATTTCCTCATTGTCTGGATTAATAGCATTATTATTTACAACCAAAACCCTAGTTACAACATTATTTTTATCTAATTCAGCAAAGTGTGCCATTAGTAAGTTATGCTCCCAGTTCCTGTGAATGTATAATATGTATAACCGCCCGAAGTTGTAACAGTGGGTGATCCGGTTGTTGCAACAGCAGAACTGGTTGCTCTCAAGATTACAACACCTGATCCACCAGCACCTGAATCTCCAGCTGTGCCAGTTTGACCACCAGCCCCGCCTGATCCACCACCTGTGTTAGCAGTTGCATTTTGTGAGCCACTTTGTCTTGATTTACCTTGAGAACCACCACCTAAACCACCATTTCCATATCCTGTTGATCCGTTGTAACCCGCGCCACCACCACCACCGCCTACATAATAATGACCGCCCGATAATTGTCCGTTGCTAGTTGTGTCAGTAAGATTATTGTAATCACCAGCTCCACCGCTTCCTGGAGTGTCTCCATAAGGAGTAATAGCTACGTTGCCGGCAACTGCCGCCCCGCCACCACCACCGCCACCATCACCCGTTGAATTTCCACCATTTGTTCCTTGAGCCGGCGAAGTTGATGGTGTGTTTCCGCTACCAGCTGATGTTGCCTGATTTGCGCCACCACCTGAACCGCCGGAAAGTCCATTAGAACCTTGCGGACTGCCCGCGCCACCACCTGCTGCGGTTAATGTAGTTAAACCTGTACCTGCAATTGATGAAACACTGCCATTCCAGCCATAACCTAAAGCATTGCCGCTACCATTTGAATTTTTGTTTGCGCCTGTTCCACCAGCACCAACTGTTATTGTGTAAAGAACATTGGTATTAAGTGTCAATGCACTTCCAGCACCTACTGTTCCACCTGCAACTGATGTTCTAAATCCACCCGCGCCACCACCTGCTGCGCCATTATTTGATGGAGCGCAAGACCCAGATGCGCCACCACCAACAAGCAAATAATTTACAGTAATTGGAACGGATAAATGGCCACTAATGGCACTGGCCATAATTCCAAGCATTGGTGTCATTACGCAATGTCTCCAAACACTATCCAAGAGTTAGCAGCTAACTTTTTACATGTTGCTCCAGAATTAGCAACACGCAATTTAGGAGTTGCACTTGTTGCACCAGTTGAAATTATTGTTGTTGTTCCTGGAGTGACCGCGCCAATTGTTGGCTGACCTGCGCCGGTTATCCAGAACACATTAAATTCTGTTCCTACTGCAAAGTTGTAGGTCGCATCTGTTGGAATGTTAAATTGCTGAGTTGCAGCATTATTCATGCTGAATATATTGTATTGATCTCCAGATACAAAAGTATAGGATGCTGTTTTTGCTGTGTATGTTGAGGCTAAAGAAAGTGCCACTGCGCCGCTACTTGCGCCACCTGATAAACCCGAACCTGCTGCCGTAGTAACTTCGGTAATATCACCAGAAGTAGGTGAAACCCAAGTGAAATCTAAGTCTGTTGCGCTTGTTTTTGATAACACTTGACCAGTTGTGCCACCCAATAAATCTGCCAATGACGTTGCCACAGCTTGACCAAAGACTTCAAAGTCTGCTGGTAAATCGGTGACAAGATCAGTGGATGTGGGCATTTGCCAACTAAATGGCGTTGTTGGATTGCTCATGTTTTCTCCTTATGCGACCTGCGTCGCGTGTTCCCAGTCTAATGTAGGTATTACAGAATTCCATGTTTCAACAATCGGCACGTCGTTCCATCTCATGGCTTGGAGTGAGAACGATAATGGCGAAAGATTAAGCGAGACGCTAATTTGGTTATATCCAGCTTGGAATGTCCAGCCCTCAACAAAGCCCAGATAAGTACCGGCCGACATATTAAGCGGCAAATCGGCAATTGCAAGCGGCATTCCCATAAACACGTTAATCAGTGAATCTCGGTCGCCATCATCAATCTCTGGATTAGTTAGCTGGTATGTAATTCGATTGAAGTTATATTGAGGGTATGCCCGAAGTTCTAAGTAAAAATCAGCTTGATCTTGGGCATCAGCGGAATGTTTGACTGTTGTTGTAAATATCTGGGCAAGCTCTCCATAGAGGGCAACCGAAGCTGCGTCGTCCGCGCTGACCTCGAATTGACTGTTTTGACCATATTGCAGCGTTATGGTGTTGCGCACGTCTCCAGCGCGTTGCTGAATGCTTAGACCAGAGCCTTGAGCATCATTGGCTGACAAATTGACATAGCCATTGGTTGCAAGATAAGTCGTGCGATGTGTGGAATCGGCGTATGAGATTAACCCCTGAGCATTTTCATAGATATAACCCAGACCACTACTAGCTAGAGCTGACACCAAAGAATAGACATCGATTCGATCTGATGAACGCGCTGCAAGTTCATAATTCCCCGGCTGGTCTATTTCACCCAATCCAGTGTTTTCGGCGTCTTGCCATTGAGTTGCTGGGTCATAAGTCGCCCAAGTCAAGGCGGCTGGAACAGCTTGCCATTGAGCAAATAAAACACCTTGGAGAATTGTGTAAATCTGATTGCCATCAAAGTCTTGAGTCAGTACTCCATTAGTTAAAGCCTTTGGCAATCTAGCCAATGCACCCAGAGCAATAATTCTCACGCGCTGGGCATAGGCCACATTGCCCAATTCGGCCACAGAGATTGCTACATCCACAACTGAACCGCCAAAGATTGGAATGAATGTGGCTGTGGAATCTTGTAATTCAATGGTCAATGAATCATTGATTCCAATGACCACATTTGATTGATCTAAATTAATAAGTTCAATGTTGGTGTAACCTGCTTGAGCCTGTTCATAGATATTAGTTCGCCCAGATGTAATGGTCAGATTGGCAAGAATGGCAGTCTGGTATTGGACGCCGCCAATTGTGACTCGCCAGACTGGATTAAAGACTGTCATATTGCTTGCAGATTCGACGCGCCGCCTGTACCGCGGAAGAATGAATTGTTAAGTGTTTCCACAATTGTGCGAGCTGTTCCTTCTGCATCAAGTGCGCCATTGACTGTAAGATTGATTCGTGCCGCATTTTGCGAATCGGTGAAGCCACCGCCACCGGCTGCTGCTAATCGAGCCGCATTCTGAGAATCAGTAAATGCACCCCCAGCTTTAGCTGCACTGGCCACTGCCGCTGTAATGCCAGATGGTGTTGTTGATCTGACTGTTGTGCCAGTTCCGCCAGTGCTACCGCCGCTGGATCCAGAATTAGAGCTTGAGACTGAACCACTTGCAGCTCCACCAGTAATAAATCCGGGTGCGCCGCCAATTGCAAATTTCTGCGTTTCATCAGCTTGATTGGTCAGTGCATTTGCAGCAGCTAAAACAGCAGCAGCAACAGCTACCGCTCCGACGCCTAGCAATGGATTAAGAGCAAATGCTGAGGCAATTCCAGCAACGATAGCTGAGGCTTTAAGTAAATTATAGGCAACAATTAGGCTCTTGATTAAAGCGATGGTTGCTGTTACACCAGCTGCAATTTTTGAGACAACAAAGATTGTTCCAATCACAGCAGCTGTTGCAATCAGTTCATCCTTTAAATCAATTACTGTGTCAATGACTTTTCGGACGTTCTTGCCCCATTGAATCGCTGTGACTTGAGTTTCGGTCAATCCAGCTTCTAGGCCATCTGATCCTGTAAGACCAGAGACAAATGATTCAATTGCTGGCACGACGCTCACAATTAAAAAATCTGCCAATTCTTTGACCACTGGCAAGAGAGCTGCACCGATTGCCTCTTTTGATTCTTGAATTGCAATGCTGATTTGTTCAAATTTAAATGCCGCTGTTGTTGCTTGGTTTTCTATAAAGCCGTCAAATGTTGCGTTGAGCAATTGCTGAATCTCATCAAATGAAGCTGTCTTAAGCGTTGCCTTGTCAATACCGATGCCCAATTTGCCCAGTGCCGTATTTGAACCTTCAAAGGCTTTTCCAAGGGCATTTGTGACCGCCTCAAGTGGCTTTGAACGAGCAACAGATATTTCTTGCGCCAGCGATAACAGTTCCTGAGCTTTGGTCAAATCACCAGTGGCAAGTAAAAGGCGAGATAGAGCTGGACGAATTTCATTGTCGGTTGTGGCTGTTGCAATGCTTTGTCTAGTTATGTATTTGTCTATGCCTTTAATTTGTTCAGCTGTGGCATCTGTTGTGTTTCGTAGTGTTTCTTCAAGTTTCTTTTGAGCTGTTTCATCTTCGGCTGCCGCTTTAACTGATGCCAAGGCAAATGCGCCGATTGCAGCTGCGGCAATACCAAATGCAATAGCCGCTTTCTTACCAAATTCTCCGACCTTATCGGCGAAAGTTTCAACCTCGGCTTGGGAGCCCTTGATGCCTTTTTTGAGATCATCAAAGTCAGCATCAAAGGTGATCTTGACTTTTGGAATGCCGGCCATCAGTTTAGTTCCAAATCATTAATGATGCCTTGGACAATTTCAATATATTCTTTGGCAACTACTGGCGTGTAGAAATCAACAGCATTATTGATCCAATATCCTGAGCGATTCTGTGGAGCTTTGAATCGGTTGGTGTATTTTCGCTGAGCTCTATCAACGCCAGAATGCGATCCATATTCTGAACCCCATAACAAGGCACCAGCTGGAGCTGAAATGCGGCCGACCTTGTTGCCTTTACCGCTTTTGCTTGAAGTGCCGCCGTATGGTCGCCCAACTTTTTTTGGCCCACCCAAATCGACACGAATTAATCTATCTCTTGGAGTTAGCATTGATTCAAGAACCAATTTGGTTTGTGGAGTAGGTGAGCTATGACCAAACATCATCAACTGGCCAGCAAGTCTTTTTGACAGCGGTTGTGCAGCATCTCTTACACGACCTTGAGTTTCTTTGTCTAACAAGTTTAATGTGGAAATCAAATTCTTCAAGGCGTATGGCTCAACTTCGATTCGGAATGAGCCTTGGCCTTTTGTTGCCTTAAACGCCATTTCGCTTCTCCAATATCTCAATCGCTGTAAATATATCTTCCGCGCTTTCCCATTCTCTCATTGGTATGCCCGTCGCAATTGCGACTTCAACCAATAATCGTCCTATACTTCCGCGCTTATGACTTTTGGGTCAGCTTCTCCGACCTTTACATCCAAGACACCTTCACACCAAATCTCATAAGGCTTCACTGCTTTCCCAGCTGATTCGCGCTTCATAGCGTGATAAGCCAAGAACATCAGATCAGAAATGCCCATCTTTTCTTGAGCTTGTCCGATAGTGAATCCAGTCTTTGTCTCCCACTTCATCCACTCTGGCGGTTGAGCCGTATAAAGTTCAGATTCCCCTGTTGTGTATTCGATTGTGATTGGTAGTTTCATGCTCCCGGTTCTCCTTTGTTAGCTAATGGTCAATACTGGTGTAGTTACGCAAAGAAATGCAAGCGATACTGTCTGAGCATCTGGTGCAGTGCCGCCAGCTGATGGCAAAATTGGCTGTACTTCAAATGCAAATGATGCACCTGTGTCTGCCACTAATACCACTGGAAGTCCTGTGTTGGGTGCGTTCGTCGCAGCTGTCCAGAGAGCTTCGCATAGTGATGAAGCTGCTCCCCAGTCTGCGAGCATTTCTACTGCAAAGTTACCCTGAGTATCCGTCGTGTAATAACTTTTTCCATCGAGGGTCTGAAATGTTTGAATTGTTGAATCGACTGTCAAAGTCGCTGATGTTGCCTGAGCATCGAAATCATCGCCGTCAATTGTGAAGGTGA